AGATACTAAGTCCTTTATCAATTCTGAAGTGCCACCCATACCACCGCAACCACAACAACCAACACCGCAAGATATGTTGGCTCAAGCTGAAATGGAAAAAGCAAAAGTATCAGCACAAAAAGCTATGATAGATTCTGAAACAGATCGCATGAAAATCATTATGGATGATGATAGAAACCGAGATGAAGCAGAGGCTAACATTAGGCTTAAAGCTGCTGAACTAAACGCTAAGTATGGCGCACAAATCAATGTAGCAGAGATCAACGCACTTATGGAAAGAGATAGAGAAACCATAAGACAAATTGCTAAGACCAATGCACAAGGATTGTTCACAGGTAATGGCAGCTAAAATATTTGATATAGAAATATTAGAAGATGACATGGTTTATGTCGGCTCTGGAATACAAGCTAGAGACGAAAGCCACGCACTAGCAATTATGATTATTATTTCTAATGGTATGGTGAACGAAGATTCAGAGATACTTAAATTTGAAGAAAAAACTTTACATTAATTATGGCAACACCAAGAAAGGGTAAGGCAAAAGTAAAAGTAACTAAGTCTGGTAAAAGGGTTAGTTATGGTCAAGCAGGAAGAGCTAGTGATGGTGGTCGAAGAGTAAGACCAGGAACATCTAAAGGTGATTCATATTGTGCTAGAAGTCTTGGTATAAAAAAAAGATTATCGAAGAAAAAACAAAATAACCCAAACACTCCAAACAATCTATCAAGAAAACGATGGAAATGTGTTGGAGCTAAATCAAAAAGAAAATAAGGAGGCCATTATGCCAGGTAAAAAGAAAGGACTATACGCAAACATTCACGCTAAACGCAAAAGGATAAAAGCTGGATCAAAGGAAAAAATGAGAAAGGTTGGATCTAAAGGCGCACCAACAGCAAAGAATTTTAAACAAGCAGCGAAAACTGCAAAGAAAAGGAGATAATTATGCCAGGATATTCATACGGAAAACCAATGAAGCCTAAAAAAAAGAAAGGCAAAAAGAAAAAAGCTAGAGGTAAATAATATGCCATTTAGTAAATATTCATCAAAGCAAAAAAAACTAGCTAGAGTAGCAAAACCTCGTAATAAAATTACTGGTGCTGATTTTAAAAAACTTAAAAAATCTAAAAGGAAAAAGAAATGAAAGAATTAACTAAAAGACAAAAAGATACTCTTAAAAGACATTCGGTTCATCATACAAGAAAGCACATGACCGAAATGAGAAAACTAATGAGATCTGGAAAAACTTTTACTGCTTCTCATAAAATTGCAATGCGAAAAGTTGGCAAATAAACTTTTATGAAATTTAATAAGATAAAAAACCTTGTTGGCTCACTTGCACCAACGATAGGAACTGCTTTAGGTGGCCCGATAGGTGGCATGGCTGCAAATATATTATCTGAAGCATTAGGCGTAAAAGCAGATCCACAAAGTATTGAACAAGCAATCCACAACGCTACACCGCAACAATTATTAGAACTTAAAAAAGCTGAAAAAGATTTTGAAGTTCAAATGAAAGAGTTAGATGTAGATGTGTATGCTTTACAAACCAAAGACATACAAGACGCAAGAAAAACATTTAGTGGTGATTGGACTCCTAAATTTTTAGGCTCATTAACTGTTGTTGGTTTTATTGGTTATATATTTATGATTACTGCATATCCTATCGATGACTCTTCAGACGATATTGTTATGCTTATTCTTGGTTACTTATCAGGCATAGCATCAGCAGTTATTTCATTTTACTTTGGTGCATCAAATAAAACATCTGAAAAATAGTGTGGGCGTTTATGAAAAAGAAACACGAAATAGATTGGGAAAAATATCCCAACTTTTCACCCAAAGAGTTTGCTTGTCAACATTGCGGTGAAAATGGTATTAGTGAATTATTATTAGATAAGTTACAATTACTGAGAACGGAACTTGATTTTCCTTTTAAAATTACATCTGGTTATCGTTGTAAAGATCACCCGATAGAAAAGAGAAAAGTTAATCCAGGCGCACACAGAGATGGTCTTGCTGCTGACATAGGAGTCAGAGGACACAAAGCATACGAAGTGATAGCCAAGGCAAGTGAGTTTGGTTTTACAGGAATAGGTGTCGCACAAAAAGGCGATAGTAGGTTTATTCATTTAGATGTATCAGCACATCAAGTTACAAGGCCTAGACCTTGGATATGGAGTTATTAAGGAGACATTATGGAATTTTTATTTTGGACAGCAATTATAGTAATAGGAACAGGTTTATGTATTAGACACTTCCAACCTGATAGATGGGAAGCTTTAAAAAAGCTAGTTAAAAAATAATGGAGCTGTCTCCATGGATATTGTGGAACGCCCTCATTACATTGGTGTATATACCTATAATTACAAACATTAGATCTAACTCTCAAGAAGTTAAAAGAGTTGATATTCTTTTAAACAAAACAAGAGAAGAGTTGCCAACTAAGTATGTAACCAAACATGAGCTACACAAAGACATGGATAGAATCTTTGATAGATTCGACAAAATAGACGAAAAAATTGATAAACTATTAAATCTATGATTAATATGAATCCAGAGTTACAAGCAATTTTAGATATGATTGGTGGCAATGCTAATCAAGACATGGGTTATTCAAGCGGTCAACAATACGCACAATCAATCGCTGGTGGTCAAAACGTACCAGGCATGATTGCACCAGGCGTAAGTTATTCAATGGAAAGACCAGAAGGCTATACACAAAGTCCATTTTACAATGCTGGGCCAGTACCAGTTATGCCAAGCGCACCAACTCAAGGCAATCCATTAACAATAGAAAATCAAATGCCATTTGCTCCAGCAGGAGTAACACAGCCAGAAAGATACACACCAATGATTACAAATGCAGAGTCTCTTAAAAACCTATCAGACTTATTTAATGCAAATATGCCTAGCGGTAATCAAGTTTCTTTTGATCCATTTATTGATGGTGAACCTATGGCAATAGATGACTTAATGCCAAGCGTTAGCTCATCACCCATAGACTTTTCATTTAATCCATTTGAAGAAATAGCACCAGTTGTAGAGCCAGTTGTAGAGCCAATGGTAGAAGATTTACCAAGCGTAGGATCATCACCAATAGATTTCTCATTTAATCCATTTATTGATAATTTGCCTTATGCACCAACAGAGATTGATCCAATACCTCAACCAGTAGATGTACCAGTTGATTCAATGCCATCTTATTTTGTACCTGAAACTCCAGTTGTATCTTTACAAGATAATCCAACAGGCCCAGTTGATATGCCTGCGGAAGTTTTTGAAGATAGAATGGAAGATATGATGGATTACGATGACTTACAGGATATTGTAAGAAACAAAGATTTTTTAACTCAAATACCTGCTGAAGATGGCGTTAGAAATCAATATCAAGTTGAACTAGACAATTACATTAACGAAAGCGAAAACAAAAAAGAAACTTACCTAGATACATTTCCTATTGGTGGCGCAATCAATCTAGGCATACCAAACATTTTTGAAAACGTAGTAGCTCCAGCAGTTATACCTGGACTTGGTATTGTTAAAGAAGCAGCACAATCATTTAATCCTCCACCTCCATCACCTTCACCATCATTTACTGCGCCTAGCTCTGGTGGAAGATTTTATAACGACAACACAAGGTTTCTTTTAAGATAATGGCATCACAAGAAGAAATATTAAAATCAAACGAAGCTGAATTAATCTTAAACAGCGAAACATTCAAAAACGCTATAGAGCATCTTAAAGACGAATACGTCAATCTTTGGTTATTAAGTAAACCAGAAGAAGTAACCAACAGAGAAGCTCTCCACAAAGCCATCAAATTACTTCCCGAAGTAGAAAAACATCTACGCATCATAATAGAGAAAGGAAAAATCACAAAATCACAGCTTGGCAGATTACACAAAGTTGTGTAAAAAGTGTGCTAATTTTGTGTAAATACTGTTAAAATAACCTTTTACATTTTAGGAACTTATCATGGCAACAACGGAAAAACCGACTGCTTTACAATCCAACATGGAAAAAGCAGCTCATTCAATGGAAGCTCTGCTGACTCCTCAAGAGGAAGCACCAGTAGAACCCCAAGAAGAAGCAGCAGTAGAAATTACTGAAGAGGCAATCGACCAAGAAATCGAAGAATTGATTGAGGAAGATGAATCTGAAGATGATGACTACGAAGAAGAAGAACAGTCAGAGGAAGATCAAGTAGAAAACTTGGAGTCCGAAGAACCTCAACTCTACACCATTAGTGTTAATGGCGAAGATAAGCAGGTTACCCTCGAAGAACTCCAAAGTGGTTACAGTCGTCAGCAAGACTATACGCGCAAAACGCAAGAATTGGCTCAACAAAGAAAAACCATTGAGAACCAACAACAAGAGTTAGCGCAAAAAGACGCAATTTATTCTCAGTTGCTACCGAAGTTAGAGGCAACATTGAAGGGTGAGTTAGCTAATGAACCAGATTGGAACGCTTTATACGAAGCAGATCCTATTGCTTATGTCCGAGAGAAGGACATTTGGAATGAGAAGAAGCAAAAGCTGCAATCCGTACAAGCTGAACAGCAAAGGACTCAACAAGAGGCCCAAGTTGAACAGCAAAAGAAACTCGCAGAGTTTGTTGAATACGGAAACCAACAGTTGCTAAATCAAATTCCAGAATGGCAAAACAACGAAGTTGCTGCAAAAGAAAAATTAGCAATTCGTGAATATGGGATCAATGTCTTAGGCTATACGCCTCAAGAGATGGACTCAGTATATGATTATCGAGTTTTACTCGGTTTAAGAAATGCTTGGTTACAACAAAAGACAGTAGAAGCGACCAAAAAGAAGCCAACTGAAAAGAAGGCTGTGGCTCGGACAGCAAGACCTGGCACTTCAAACGTACCAAAAACTTCAACACCTGTGAAAAAAGCGCGTCAAACTTTAGCTAAAACTGGAAAAGTCCAGGATGCAGCTAAACTATTTGAACAAATAATTTAAACTTTTTAATATAGGAAAATATCATGGCAAAAGTAACAAACGCTTTTGATACATATACGGCTACTTCTGATAGAGAACAGTTAAGTAATATTATTTACAACATCTCTCCTCATACAACTCCGTTTATGTCAGCAATAGGAAAAAACTCAATTAAGAACGTAGTTTTTGATTGGCAAACTGAATCTCTACCAACACCAGTTGGTACTGGAAATCTTGAAGGTTTTGAACTCTCAAGAGCAGCATCAACTGCTACTGTTAGAAATAGCAACGTAGCAATGATCTCCAAAAGAGATGCAACTGTAACTGGCTCTCAACAAGCTAGTGATCCAGCAGGTAAAAAGTCAGAAATGGCTCATCAACTTGCTATTATGTCTAAAGCACTTAAAAGAGATATGGAAACAGCTCTCTGTCAAAAAGGTGGAAAAACAACTGGTAACGCGACAACTGCTCGTTTAACTGGTGGTTTTGAGTCTTGGGTAAAGTCTAATGTTGACAACGCAGCAGGATCAACTCCTACTGGTGGTGGAACAGCTCCAACAGACGGAACTCAAAGAGCTTTGACTGAAGCACTTTTAAAAACTGCTTTACAGTCTTGTTTCTCTAATGGTGGAGAGCCTTCAATGGCAATCTGTGGGCCTGTTAATAAAGGAAAAATCTCAGGTTTTACTGGTAGATCACAAGCAAGACAGTTTGTTGACGCTACTACAGTAGAAGCTAGTGTTTCTATTTATTCTTCAGACTTTGGAGAACTAAAAATCGTTCCATCTAACTTTAGTAGAGAAAGATCACTATTATTAGTAGATCCAGACTTTGCAAAAGTTTCTTACCTAAGAGACTTTGAATCAGTTGACATTGCCACTATTGGTGATGCTGTTACTAAAATGATAGTCGTTGAATACGGACTTGAAGTGAGCAACGAAGCTGCTCATGGAGCAGTCGTTGATTTAACAACTACATAAGTTAGTTAGATTTAGGGTGGTGTAAAAGCCACCCGCCTTTTTATTTATGACGACAAAACGAACTGTTACCGATCACACAACTGGCTACAAGTCAGAGTTCATCACCGAAGATGACAAACTCGTTTATCACACTACCCAAGACGTTAATCCCGTCATTGACCACGTTAAGAAACTTAGAGATAATACAATTAAGCCTGGAAAGGATATGCGACACATTGCTGAAGTTCCAATGGTTATTTATCAAAAAGCTGTTCGAGAAGGCTGGGATAGAGATAGAGCAGCGTGGAAGAAGTGGTTAAACAATCCAGACAACAAAGTATTTAGAACATGGCAAGGTAAAGTATGACTTATGCAGAATTAAAAACTAATATTGCAAATTACTTAAATCGTTCAGATTTAACGTCATACATTGATACTTTTATTGACAGCACCGAAGCTGAACTCAATAGAAGATTACGCACAAAAGAAATGATTAAAAGAGCTACTGCAACAGCAGATAGCCAATACTTAACTGTACCGACAGATTGGCAAGAAGCCATTAACATAGAAATTACATCTAATAACTTTTCACCATTGTTTCAACAATCTATTGAAAGTTTAGATGTATATAGAAAAGCAAATAATAATATTACGGGCCAACCAATTTATTATGCAATGGTAGATGATTCAATAGAATTAGCACCAACTCCTGACAGTTCTTATACCCTACAGCTCACTTACTATGCTAAAATAAATGCGTTAAGTGATTCTAATACAACTAACTTTGTTTCAACGGATCATCCAGACGTTTATTTATATGGTGCATTAAAACACGCCAGTATATTTTTAATGGAAGATGAAAGAATACCTTTATTCACTAATCAGTTTGAAAAGGCATTAGAAGAAATAAGATTAGAACAAGAAAAGGCTGCATTTGGAAAAGGATCTTTAATGCAGAGAAGAAAAACTTACGGAAAGACTGGTAAACGAATGTATTACTGGGCGAACAATTAATTAGGAGAATAGAATGGCAGGATTTACAGATTATTTAGAAGATAAAGTTTTAGATCATGTATTTGGTGGAAGTGCTTATTCAGCACCAGGAACATTATATGTAGGCTTATTTACCGCAGCACCATCTGACACAGGTGGCGGAACAGAGTGTTCTGGTGGTTCTTATGCTCGTAAAAGTATGCCAGCAATGACTGTATCAGGAACTTCTCCAACAACAGCAACCAATGGCGCAGCAGTAGAATTTGCAACTGCAACTGGAGCTTGGGGAACTGTAACTCACGTTGGAATTTTTGACGCATCATCTAGTGGAAACTTAATTGCTTGGGCAGCTTTGACAACACCAAAAGCAGTAACAAGTGGAGATGTTTTCAGATTTAATGCTGGCGAATTAGACGTTACTTTAGCTTAATAACATGGCCTCAGTAGGCTATGGTGCTTATAACTACGGGATAGCTGCATATGGCAATCCTCAATATCAAACTGCATCCGCAACAATAGCTCAAACATCAGGCGTAAGTGCCTCATCTAACATTGTTTTTGGTGCGTCTGCTACTTCAGCACAAACCAGCGCATTTACTTCTACTGGTACTTTAGTATTACTTGGCCAATCAACACTTGCACAAACAAGTGGAGTTAGCGCAGCAGGTCAAATTACTTTATCTGGTTCTGCAACCATAGCGCAAACCTCTGGCTTTAGTGCATTAGGTCAACTGGTTGACGAAACACCAGCGATCATAACTCAAACTTCTGACTTTAACGCAAGTGCTAGTGTTTTATATACAGTATCATCAACCATTGCTCAAACCTCTGGTATGACTAGCGGTTCAGACATATTAATAGACGGATCAGCAACCATAGCTCAAACAAGTGGAGTTACTGCAAGTTGTGTTTTAGTGCATTTAGGATTTGCAACCATTGCTCAAACTTCTGATTTTAGTGGATCTTCAGTATCTACATTTGGTGCTTCTGCAACAATTACACAGACAAGTGGATTTAGTGCCAATACAAATACAACACATGGCGCAAGTTCCACGATAGCAGAATTAAGTGGATTTTCGGTGGAAGGTGGCTTAAAATGGAATGACCAGACTGTAGCAACTACGACTTACACGAATCAAACTCCAGCTACAACAACTTGGACAAATCAGACACCATCAACAACGAATTGGACTGATATAGCAGCTTAAAACAGGTAATTTTTTATGGCAGATACATTTACAACGAATTTAAACTTAACCAAACCCGAGGTCGGTGCATCTACTGATACCTGGGGAACAAAAATCAATACTGACTTAGATTCAGTTGATGCAATTTTTAGTGCTTCTGGTACATCGGTAGCAATTAACCTAGACGGAGCAGTTATTGATAGTTCTGTCATTGGTGGAACTACTCCTGCTGCTGGTACTTTTACAACTTTAACAGCAAATACATCTGCTGGAGTTGGCGGTGGATCTACAAATGGAGTGGCCATATCACAAGGTGCTATAGCCATTAAAAATGGTGGCACTAAATCAAGAGTTGATTTTTATTGTGAGTCAAGCAATGCTCATTACACAAGATTAGAAGCTGCGCCTCATGCCTCTTATTCAGGTAATCCAACAGTAACTTTACCAACAAGCACAGGTACATTAGCTTTAACTAGTGGATCAGTAGCAACAGTAACAGGTGCAGCACAACCAAACATTACAAGTCTTGGTACGCTTACAACGCTTACAGTAGACGACATAACTATTAATGGTTCTACTATATCTGATGCAGGTGACTTAACAGTTGATGTAGGTGGAGATATTAACCTTGATGCTGATGGTGGAGACATTAATTTTAAAGATGGTGGTACTCAGTTTGTAAGATTTCAACAAGATGGTGGAAATGTAAATATTCGACAAGATACCCAAGATAAAGATATATTGTTTCTAGGTGATGATGGTGGTGTTGGTATTGCAGCCCTAACCCTTGATATGTCAGATGCTGGTACAGCTATTTTTAACCACGACATAACACTTCCTGATAATGGTAAAGCTATTTTTGGAGCAGGTTCAGACTTGCAGATTTACCATGATGGTTCTAATAGTTATATTGATGAAACAGGAACAGGCGATTTATATATCAAACTTAACGATGAGATTAGAATACAAGGACAAAATGGTAATAATTTAATTTATGGACAGGAGGGTGGTAGTGTGGGTCTTTATTACAACGGAAGTAATAAATTTTCCACCACAAACACAGGTGCTACAACCACAGGTCTACACACCTCAACACAATCAGCAAACATTACACAAGTTGCAATTACCTCAAGCTCTAATGCAGTAGCTTGGGATGCGCGAGCAGCAGCTAATGCTTATCACGTAACTACAGAGAACACGACTTTTTCAGCACCATCAAATGCTGTAGAAGGTGCAATTATTTCTGTAGAGATAGCACAAGGTGGTACAGCAAGAACAATAGCCTGGAATACAGTCTTTGAATTTGCAGCAAGTACAGCACCAACTGTTACAGCTACCGCAAATAAAACAGACATCTTTAGCTTTAGATACAATGGTTCTGTCTGGCAAGAGATTGGCAGAGTACAGAACATGGCTCAAACATAATGTTAGAAATAATATTGGCATCTTGGATTTTTCTAGGATTGATATTACCTAATCCCGAGGACAGTTAATGGAAACGCTACAGCGTACAGCAAACAGAGGAAGCATATCTACTGGTGGGTATGAGATTGATAATTCTTGTGTATTTGTTGATACTGATAGGTCAAGCACAGGCAATGGAGCAAATTCTCATTTGCATTTTACCCCATCAAGCACAGGCAATAGAAAAGTTGGAACATTTAGTGCATGGGTAAAACGATCACATATTGATTCGCTAGATGCCATATTTAGTTCAGGGCAAAACGATCAACATTTTAGATTTCAAACTAATGGAATAAATATAAGAGACTATAACGAATCAACACAATTACAAACTAATGCAATTTATAGAGATACCGCAGCATTTTATCATTTCGTTATGGCTGTTGATACTACTCAAGGAACTGCTGCTAATAGACTTAAACTTTATGTAAACGGAGATCAAGTAACCTCTTTTTCTACTGAAACTTACCCAACACAAAACCAAGACTGGAACTTTAATTATACTGGAAACAAAATGTTTATAGGTGCTAGAAGATGGTATAACGATGATGTTATACAAGGCTTGGATGGATATATGGCTGATGTTTATTGGATTGATGGACAACAATTAGCAGCTACAGACTTTGGTGAATATGATGATGATAGTGGTATTTGGAAACCCAAAGCTTATAGCGGTACTTTTGGAACTAATGGGTGTTATTTAAAGTTTGATAATGCTTCTGATTTAGGAGAAGATTCAAGTGGAAATGGTAATGATTGGACTAAGGTAAACATCGCAGCAGCTAACCAATCAACTGACACACCAACCAACTCATTTTGTACACTTAATCCTCTTGTAAATTTTAAATACACAACCAATGGTATAACAGAAGGTGCAACAGTTTTTGGAGATAATACAGGTGGTGGTGTTGGTGGTGCATTTGGCACTATGGCAGTAACTAAAGGCAAATGGTATTGGGAAGTAAAACTTACTCAACAAAACTCACACTATATAGGAATAAGTGCTGTTGATGATGGCGATAATGTTACATCTTCATCTGACCCACATCAAATAAATTCAAGTTTTAGATTTAATATATTGGGAGCAAGAATTGAATATATTGATAATGGAACTAACACCAATGGCTCTCTTGATGCTTTTGGAGACTTTCACGCAGTAGGAGATATTATAGGCATAGCGTTAAACATGGATGATAACCAAATTAGCATTTATGGTAATGGTGTATTACAAACAGGCGTTGCTAATACTTCTATATATGATGCAGCAGATAAAATGGTAGTGCCTTTACACGCAACCATTAATGATGAATGTCAATATAACTTTGGTGGCTATTCAGCATGGACACCTTCAAGTGCAGCAAGTGACGAAAATGGCTACGGAACTTTTGAATATGCACCCCCATCAGGCTACTACGCCTTATGCACAAAGAATTTAGCGGAGTACGGATAATGGCTTATACAAATATAGACGACCCATCAGCATATTTTCAGACTGTTCTTTGGACTGGTAATAATTCACACCCAAGAACAATTACTAATGATGGTAACTCTGACTTACAACCTGATTGGATATGGGTAAAACAAAGGACTACTTCTACAAATCATTTTTTATACGATAGTTCTAGGACATTTAATGCAAATGGAGAGTTAGCTTC